ACCAAAGCCCAGTGCAGCCATACCAATCAGACCCGCCACAACCAGTGATACGTTAGCTTGACCACCGGATACCGCAGAGTTGATTGCGCCCGTGATATCGACTTCAGCGAACGCCGGAGAGACAGACGCGGCCATCAGTGCAGCACCAGCTGCGGTCTTTTTGTTTACGACTGCGTGTTTTACGTTAGTTACAACAAGTTCTAGTTTTTTCATAAGATTTACCTTTTACTCATAAGGCGAACAACACGACCCACCCAGTGACCAACGACCATGTTGATCAAGAGCACGCCACTGACATACAGGAACAAGTCACCGTTGAAGAGGACTGGTTCCTTATATTCTTGGTAGTCCACCGCCGAAATCAGCACGTATTCTTGGCAATCCGCAACAGGCGTTTTCGTTGCTTTCAAATTGCCATACTGGTTAACGACGGTGACGCATACAGACATTTTTTAGCCTTGAACGGGTTTCATTGAAGCTTCGAAGTGCTTCTTAATTTCTTGGTCGACTGGAATAAGCTCAGTCACGATAGCGCCTGCCAATGGGTCTTCTGGGTTAATCTCCAAGCGCAATTGGTATTCGCGGCGAGGAACGAGAGCACCAGTGCGCTCAAGAAGCAGGGCATATTCATGGTCAATCATTAAAGGTTGATCCCATTGGGGATTCACATCACCCGATTCACCGATAGTGCGGCGTTTGAATTTCTCTGAGTTGATTTCACGTAGAGGACGTGACACGTTCAGTTGAGCACTGTCGCCACGTGCTGAGTTCCAAGTGATATCCATGCCAAGTACAAAAACGGATTTAGCCATTTGTTAAGTCTCCAATATGTGAGTCACCAACTTGCCGTAGGTATCGGGGAAGGTGAATTTCGTTCCATCACGGACAAGGGAACCGACCACGGTTTCAATGTCGCCCTCATGGAATTCGATAAGTGAATTAAGGATTTTCCCGTACTGACGACGCATCCAATGCGCAGAGGCCAGCAGGTCTAACGCTGCGCGTTTCGTCGGGACAGGTTTGGTATTGAATTTCTTAGCGGTAGAAATCGAGGCTGCGAAATCATTGAGCGCGGCATACGCGCCAGCTGGATTCAGCAACACATCAACATTCCATTTTTTCAGCTCGACTTCAGAGCGATACCAGACAAGACCCGTGTTTGCGAGTTTCTGCTCAAGAGCCTTGTTGTAGATACGCCAGTAAATGCGCGAGGTACGCGAACCAATCGAGTATTGCTCTTTGGTGTAAATCGGTTTGCCGTCTTTGCCGATACTGGCAATGGTCATATCTTCATGAAGCACAGGGCCACGACCACGTTCGGCGGTGCGGAAACAGTCGTCACGCCACGCCTTGTAAGCGTATTCACAATCAAAAATTCCGTCGTAATCGTCATAGGCCAAGTCAACACGCGCCAAAGTTTGCACACCAAGTACATTGGTCAGCCAGTCATGCAGCGACCACGTAGGACGACGGGCAAATACATGCTTGCATCCCGTTCCGTTGATTTGGAAATGCACCGTGTCATTGTTACCGCCGATACCAACGAAGCCGCAGAAGTCCTCACCATCTGGCGAAGTCAGTTTCATGGATTCGGTGTAGAACTGGAAACCCAAACCGCGAGGTGCTGACAGCGACAAACCAAGCACTTGGTTGGTGAAGATGCGCAAGCAGTCTTCCAAGTAATTGCGATAACAGATATCAAACGCTTTGTTGTATGCATCAATCTCGTCGGAAGTCTGAGCGACCGTCGGATTAAACACAGGTGGAGCAGGGAACTTAGGCGCACGACAGTGACGCTGTAACAGTCCAGATTTGGCAAAGCCTTTGTATTCCTCATGCTTGTGCAATCGACGAACCGCATCATGACAATGACGTAAGTCTTTCACAGCAAACGTAAAACACAGGTAATCAATATGAACGCTTTGCTCATCGAAACTTTTAAGGATGTTAGTTGCAGTAGTCATCAAACACCCCCAAGTTGATACGTTGTTCAACGGTCGTGTTGGTGATGGACACCAACTCATAAGAAGTGAACTGAGAGGAAGCCCAAGACTCAAGATGAGACATGGATTTAAGCAAATCCCATTCGTCGCAACCTTTGACCAACACAGAAACCGTGTAGTCAGGTAGCAAGTCGTAATAGATGATTTGAGCTTCGTTCATGAAATCGCCTTGACCAGTTCCGAACGACCATCCAAGAGGTCGAATACATTAAATTCTGTAGCGATTAAATACAGAATCTTATGTATCGTCAATACAGCAAATTATGTGTTAAAAGACTAAAATCGGTTTAATGACGTGAATTGAGGATGCTACAAAATGTATACAAACAAGCTGCTCGACGCTTATAAAGACAAGATGAACTACGTTCAATACAAACAAATAGCTCATGACTTGGGTGTAAGCCCGCAAATGATCACTGAAGTTAGAAAAGGTCGAACATTTCTTAACGAGAATCAGATACTTATGCTTGCAGACGCTGTAGGCGAAGACAAAGAAAAGGCTCTGATTGGCTTAGCGATGGATAAAGCAAAAACGCACGAAGCGCAGACACTATGGCAGAACATAGGAAAAAAGTTTAACGGACTTGGATTATCAAGTATTTCAATGGCTTGTGCTGGATTGGCCTTAGTGATTGCAAGTCCACAGGAACCCCTATATCAGTGCGCATTATGTATATTATGTTAA